ATGCAGGAGATCAGAACGGAAGAAGCAGACAGCATTTTGCCAGTGCGGATTGCTCACAACTGCGAGCGCATCTGGCACGGCGATGTTTTATATGCAGAGTACAATTACCTGGATTACGAATTCGAGACCGAGCAGCATCGATACCGCGCACGCACTTAATCTTGATACGGTTTGCGAAGTCACGGTTTACGGACCTTTTCTTAAGGGCGCACAATACATCACTCCCGCAGAAGGGGTGGCGATTGATCAACGCATCCTAGAGTACCTTCGTCGTCGATTTCCGGTCGTAAAGAAACGCGATCCGACGGGATACGAGCCGATTGATTGAGCTGGCTTGAAAGATTAAGAGCCGCCCCTCGCTTGCGCAGGCACTGATCACGACCACAACCTGGAGACATCCCCTCATGGCCTTCCGCGCATGGGAACGGACGCGCTTTGCGACGCCGCCATCGGTCATCATGCCCGCGCCCGAGATGAAGTTCATCTCCCTCGACTTCAAGCAGGCCGACACCGACGGCAGCTTCGAGGGCTACGCCAGCCTCTTCAACCGCGAGGACCTCGGCCGCGACGTCGTGCTGCCGGGTGCCTTCCGCGAGAGCCTGGCGGCGCGCGGGCCGCGCGGCATCAAGCTGCTGTTCCAGCACGATGCCAACCAGCCCATCGGCGTCTGGACGACGCTGGAGGAAGACGGCCGCGGGCTCTATGCGCAGGGCCGCCTGATGCGCGAGGTCGGAAAGGCGCGCGAGGTCATGGCGCTGATGCGCGCCGGCGCCCTCGACGGCCTGTCGATCGGCTTCAAGACCGTGAAGGCGCGCCGCGACCGCGCGAGCGGCGTGCGCCGGCTCGAGAAGATCGACCTCTGGGAGATCTCGGTCGTGACCTTTCCGCTGCTCCCCGAGGCGCGGATCACGTCCACCAAGACCAAGCCGTTCGCGTCGGCTCCGCCGACCGAGCGCGAGTTCGAGCGCTGGCTCACGCGGGATGCTGGGCTGACGCGAAGCGAGGCGCGGGCGCTGATGCGCGCGGGCCTCCCCGGCCTCAAGGCCCTGCGGGACGCGGGCGCGGCCGGAAGCGAGGGCGAGCGGCTGGCGGCGCTGATGCGCCGCGCGGCCCGCACGCTTCTCACGCAATGATCACAGACAAAAGGATCAAGTCCACATGACAGACGACACCGATCTCGAGACCCAGCGTCTCGAAACCAAGGCCGGCGGCAGCGTCGGCGCGGCCTTCGAAGAGTTCATGCGCGCCTTCGAGGCGTACAAGGACACCAACGACGAGCGGCTCGGCGAGCTCGAGCGACGCTCCGCCGCCGATCCCCTGATCGACGACAAGCTCGCCCGCCTCGACCGGGCGCTCGACGAGACCAAGCGCGTCGCCGATCGCCTTGCGGTGAAGGCGCAGCGGCCGCACCTCGGTTCGGGCGGCGCACTCGAGACGGCCGCCGTGCGCGAGCACCGCCGCGCCTTCGACGAGTATGTGAGGAAGGGTGAGACCGCGAACCTGTCGCGGCTCGAGGCCAAGGCGCTCGCGGTCACCACCAACGCCGGCGCCGACGGCGGCTACCTCGTGCCGCCTGAGACCGAGCGCGCGGTGATCTCCGCGCTGAAGGACATTTCCCCGATGCGCGCCATCGCGTCCGTGCGGCAGGTGTCGGGCTCGGTCTACAAGAAGCCGTTCGCGACCACGGGCTTCGCCTATGGCTGGGTCGCTGAAACCGCCTCGCGCAGCCAGACCAATACGCCGACGCTCGCGGAGCTGTCGTTCCCGACCATGGAGCTCTACGCCATGCCGGCCGCGACCGCGACGCTGCTCGATGACTCGGCCGTCAACATCGACGAGTGGATCGCCGAGGAGGTGCGCGACACCTTCGCCCAGCAGGAGGGAACGGCGTTCGTTACGGGCGACGGGTCCAACAAGCCGAAGGGCTTCCTCGACTACACCAAGGTCGCCGAGGGCTCCTGGAGCTGGGGCAACATCGGCTTCATCAAGACCGGCGTCGACGGTGCCTTCCCGGCCGCCGGCCCCGACAAGCTGATCGACCTCGTCTACACACTGAAGGCGGGCTACCGCACGAACGGCACCTTCCTCTTCAACCGCGGCACGCAGGCTGCGATCCGCAAGCTGAAGGACGAGGACGGCCACTACATCTGGCAGCCGGCCGCGGCGGCAGGCGAGCACGCGACGCTGCTCGGCTATCCGGTGGTCGAGTCCGAGGACATGCCGGCCATCGCCGTCGACAGCTTCTCGATCGCGTTCGGCGACTTCCGCCGCGGTTATCTGATCGTCGACCGCGTCGGCATCCGCGTGCTGCGCGATCCCTATTCGTCGAAGCCTTACGTGCTCTTCTACACGACCAAGCGCGTGGGCGGCGGCGTGCAGGACTTCAACGCCATCAAGCTCCTCAAGTTCGAGGAGTAAAAAGCGACCCGCTCGCTCCATTCCGCGAAGTGTCTGGGCACCGGCCTCCGCCGGTGTGACGTTGAATTTGGGCGACCGGTATCCGCTCAAGCACCGTCATCCCGGCGCAGGCCGGGATCCAGATCCGTCGACGAAGGTGCGGCGAGGTTGCCCCTCGCGCGAGCGAAAACAATTCCGGCGGGTTTCCTCCCTGCCCGCCGGATGAGAGCGAAGCCGCCGGTCCCCCTCCGGCGGCTTCGCTCGTTGGACCACACATGAAAAAGAGAACGACATGGCGCTCACCTTGACGAGCGGGCCCGCCGAGGAGCCGGTAACGGTGGCCGAGGCGAAGGCCCTTCTGCGCATTGACGGCAGCGCAGAGGATATCCTGATCGCAAGCCTGATCGTCACCTCGCGCCTGCACGTCGAGACCGCATTGGGCTTGGCGCTGATCACGCAGGGCTGGCGCCTGACGCTCGACGTCTGGCCGGACGGTGGCGTGGTGCGCTTTCCGCTGCGCCCGATTCAGAGCATCACGTCCGTTACCGTGAAGGATGTCGCGGGCACGCCGACCACCGTCACCGCGGAAGATTACCTGCTCGACGGCCTGGCCGTGCGGCCGCGGCTGATCGCGCGGGACGGCAAGTGGCCCGCGCCGGGGCTGCGGGCGAACGGCATCGATATACAATTCGCCGCCGGTATTGGTGACGAGCCGGAAGACATTCCGCAGCCGATCCGCCACGCCATCCTGCTACTCGTCGCGCATTGGTACGAGCATCGCGATCCGCTCGAGATCGGCGCGGCGGCCGCAGCCATTCCCGCTGCCGTATCCGACTTGCTGAAGCCGTATCGCGAGGTGCGGCTGTGAGCGTATCCATCGGAGAGCTTCGCCATCGCCTCGCCCTCGAGGCACCGCTCGAAAGTGCAGACGGCGGCGGCGGTGTCGCACGTATCTGGGCGCTCGTCGCCGAGGTCTGGGGCGCCATCCGCCCGCTGTCGGGCAACGAAGGCGTCGAGGCCGATGGCGTGCGCGGACGCGTCAGTCACGAGATCTGGATTCGCTACCGCACGGGCGTCCTGCCGGACATGCGCTTCGCGCTCGGCACGCGCGTCTTCGAGATTCGTGCCGCCATCGACAGCGGCGAGCGTCACCGCTTTCTGCGCTGCCTCGTCGAAGAGCGCATTCCATGAAGGTGAGTGTGCGGCTGCTCGGTGACGGCTTGGCCAACGCCGAGCCCCTTGCGCAAGACATGCGCCGCCGTGCCATCGAGCACCTCGAGGCGCGCCTCGCCGCGCGCCGGGACAAGCAACAGTCGATTCCCACGCGGTCCGATCCGGCCGCCGCAACGCCGCGCACGAGGTAGCCGATGACGAGCCCTGCGTGGGAACTGCAGAAGGCGATCTATGCCACGCTCAAGGCGGACAGCGTGCTCGACGGGCTGCTCGGTGGCGAACGCATCTATGACGAGGTGCCGCGAGGCGCGGCGTTTCCCTACGTGACGTTCGGACCGAGCACGACGCGCGACTGGAGCACCGGCACCGAGACCGGCGCCGAGCACCTGATCACGCTGCGCGCCTGGTCGAAAGCCGGCGGCGAGCGGGAGGTGCACCTGATGCTCGATGCTCTCCGCGCGGCGCTTCATGAGGCATCTCTGAGCGTCAAGGGTCACCGTCTCGTGAGCATCCGCCACGAGACGAGCGACGCTTTGCGCGGCGCCGACGGCGAGACCTATCAAGGCATCGCCCGCTTCCGCGCCGTGACGGAGCCGTTGCCGTAGCGGCGTCCGACCGCGACGCGCACCACTTACCCTCCCCTTGACGGGGAGGGTCGCGCTTCGTGCCGGAGGCAGGAAGCGCCGGGTGGGGTGAAGAGCCTGGAGCATCGCTCGATAGGTTCGCTTCCGGCTCATACCCCCACCCCCGCAAGGGGGAGGGGAGATGGTCCGGTGATCCAGATAAGGTACGGGTTCGAAAGGTAGAACAGATATGGCAGCCCAAAAAGGCAAGGATCTTCTGCTGAAGGTCGACAGCGACGGCGAAGGCAGCTTCACGACGGTTGCGGGCTTGCGCGCCCGCGCCATCGCGTTCAACGCCGAGACCGTCGACATCACGCATCAGGAAAGCGCCGGCCAGTGGCGCGAGCTGCTGGCGGGTGCGGGCGTCAGGAGCGCACGTCTCTCCGGCTCCGGCATCTTCAAGGATGCAGCGTCGGACGAGCTGATCCGCAGCTACGTCTTCGCCGGCACCATCCGCGACTGGCAGGTGGTGGTGCCCGACTTCGGCACCGTCGAAGGTCCGTTCCAGATCACTTCGTTCGAGCTGACCGGCCGCCACGACGGCGAGGTCGCCTTCGAGCTCGCCCTCGAGTCCGCAGGCGAGTTGACCTTCGCTGCGGCGTAGAGAGTGGGCGCTGTCAGGACAAGAAGGGAATGGACATGGCCAACCGCCACCGCGGTGAGATCGACGCCGTCCTCGACGGCAAACCGGTGACGCTCTGCCTGACGCTCGGCGCGCTCGCCGGCCTCGAAGCGGCGTTCGGCGACGAGGACATGCTGGCGCTCGCGACGCGGTTCGAGAGCGGGCGCATCTCCGCGCGTGACTGTCAGCGCATCATCGGCGCGGGCCTTCGAGGCGCTGGGCTCGACGTCTCCGACCAGGCCGTTGCGGCCATGCGCGTCGAAGGCGGTGCGGCGGGTTACGTCGACATCGTCGCGCGATTGCTGTCGGCAACCTTCGGCACCGGGCGGAACGACGAAACGGATGCGGCAGCGGAAAGAGAGGCCGCCGGCCCTTTCCCTGGGACGACGTGATGGCGATAGGCTTCGGGCTTCTGGGACTGGAGCCGCGCGCCTTCTGGAGCATGACCCTGGCCGAGCTCGATGCGGCCGTGCGGGGCCGGTTGGGCGTCACCCGCGCCGAGCGGCCACCTGCACGTCGCGAGCTCGCCGCACTGATGCAACGCTTTCCGGACAGATGACAGATGAAGGAAACACGATGACCGAGTTCAACGCGCCGGTCGAGACCTGGACCGTCGCAATCGACGCCGATACCACCGCGCTGCAGAGCGAGTTGCGCCGCGCGGCAGGTCTGGGCCGTCAGTTCTCGAGCGCGCTCGTCGGCGCCTTCGACGGCATCGCCATCAAGGGCCGCAACGTCAGCGACGTGCTACGCACGCTCGCGCTGCGGCTGTCGGATCTCGTGCTCAAGGCGGCGTTGCGTCCGCTCGAGCAGGGCTTCGGAAATCTCGTGACGGGGCTTCTCTCCGGCGGCGTCGGTTTCGCCAAGGGCGGCGTGATGCGGCAAGGGATGCCTGTGCCGTTTGCATCGGGCGGCATCATCCAGTCCCCGATCGCCTTTCCGCTTGCGGGCGGACGCATGGGGGTCGCGGGTGAGCGCGGCGCGGAGGCGATCATGCCCTTGTCGCGCGGTCCCGATGGGCGTCTCGGCGTTGCGGCGCGCGGCGCGTCCGGCATCAACGTCACCTTCAACGTCACCGCCCAGGACGCCCAGAGCTTCGTGAGATCCGAGACACAGGTCGCCGCCATGCTGGCCCGCGCCGTGTCGCTGGGCCAGCGCAATCTTTAGGAGGAAGTCGTGAGCTTCCACGAAATCCGCTTCCCGACCGCCATCTCGCGCGGCGCGCAAGGAGGCCCCGAGCGGCGCACCGATATCGTCGTGCTGGGCTCCGGCTTCGAGGAGCGCAATAGCCGCTGGGCCGCCTCGCGCCGGAGCTACAACGCAGGCTACGGCGTTGCCTCGCTCGATGCGCTCTACGAGGTGATCGCCTTCTTCGAGGAGCGGCGCGGACGTTTCCACGGCTTCCGTTGGCGCGACCACACGGACTGGAAGTCGGGAGCGCCGAGCGCCGCGACCAGCGCGCTCGATCAGGTGATCGGCATCGGCGACGGCACGGCGCTCTCGTTCCAGCTCAAGAAAACCTACGGGTCGGCGCACGCGCCCTTCGAACGCGAGATTACAAAGCCCGTGGCCGGAACCGTCACGGTCGCCGTCGACGGCATCCCGCGCACGGCGGGCACGCACTACACCGTCGATACCACGACCGGCATCGTCATGTTCGAGGATGAGGAAGCTCCCGGCGAGGGCGCGGTGGTGACAGCCGGCTTCGAGTTCGACGTCCCGGTGCGCTTCGATACCGACAAGCTCGACATCAATCTGTCGGGCTTCACGAGCGGCGCCATTCCCAATATTCCGGTTGTCGAGATCCGCCTATGAAGCAGCTTTCGAGCGGCCTCGCGGAGCACGTCGCCTCCGGCGCGACGACTCTCTGCTGGTGCTGGCGCCTGACGCGTCGCGACGGCGTGCGCCAGGGCTTCACCGATCACGACCGCGACGTCGCGTTCGACGGCACGGTGTTCGAGGCCGCGGCCGGCATGGAGGCGAGCGAGATCCGCGACTCCGTGGGGCTCAGCGTCGACAATCTGGAGGTGACGAGTGCCGTCACCTCCGAGCGCCTGGCCGAGGCGGACCTCGCCGCGGGCCTCTACGACAACGCCGCCATCGAGATCTATCGCGTCAACTGGGCCGCGCCCGAGCAGCGCGTGCTGATGCGCAGCGGCAACCTGGGTGAGGTGAAGCGCAGCGGCCGAGCCTTTGCCGCCGAGGTGCGCGGTATCGCCCATACGCTGCAGGAGACGCGTGGACGTCTCTTTCAATACACGTGCGACGCCGATCTGGGAGATGCCCGCTGCGGCGTCGATCTCGACAATCCCGCGTTTCGCGGCATGGGCGCTTTGGTTGCGGTCACGAGCCCGAGCCGCTTCACGGTGAGCGGTCTCGACGCGTTCGCGAGCGGCTGGTTCACGCACGGGCTCCTGACGTTCACGTCCGGCGCGGCCGAGGCGCAATCGATCGAGGTGAAACAGCACGCGAAGGTAGGCGAGGTCGTCAGCATCGAGCTTTGGAGCCGCGCGCGCATGCCGCTGACGCCGGGCCAGACGTTCACGATCACGGCGGGTTGCGACAAGCGCGTCGCGACCTGCCAGGCGAAGTTCGCCAACGTCGCCAACTTTCGCGGCTTCCCGCACATGCCCGGCAACGACTTCCTGACCGTCGTCAGCCGCCCCGGCTCCAAGTCACGGTGAGGCTTGCGCATGACAGATACAAGCATGCGACCTGTCCCCCTCCCCCTTGCGGGGAGGGGTTAGGGGTGGGGGAAAGCCACACAACCGACCTCCGGTTTTCTGTCATCACCCCGCCCCGCGCTTGCGCGCGACCCTCCCCGTCAAGGGGAGGGTGAGACCTCCGCCTCGCTCATGAGAATTCAAAATGGTCGAGCAATGTCGGTTTACGCCGCACACGTCGGACGCGGTCGTTGCTGCCGCGCGCGCGTGGATCGGCACGCCGTATCATCATCAGGCGAGCCTCAAGGGCGTCGGCGCCGATTGCCTGGGGCTGATCCGCGGCGTCTGGCGCGACCTCTACGGCGAGGATGCGGAAGAGCCGCCGGGATACTCGCGCGACTGGGGTGAGGCGAGCGGCGAGGAGACGCTGATCGCCGCCGCCACGCGCCATCTCGTGATGAAAAGTATTGCGGCGCGCGCCCCCGGCGACGTGCTCGTCTTCCGCATGCGGCCCGGTGCCATCGCAAAGCACGCCGCCATTCTCGCCACGCCCACGACCATGATCCACGCCATGGAGGATCGGCTGACTGCCGAGATCCCGTTGGGCGCCTGGTGGCGCCGCCGCCTCGCCGCCGTCTTTTCCTTTCCGGGGACCGAACGCTGATGGCCACGCTCGCTCTTGCCGTTGCCGGTGCCGCAGCCGGCGGCGCGCTGCTCCCGGCCGGCGTGTCCATGCTCGGGCTGACGCTGTCCGGCGCCGCCATCGGCAGCCAGGTCGGCGCGTTCGCGGGCTCCTATATCGACAACGCGTTATTCGGCGCATCGAAGCCGCGCCGCAGCGAGGGACCGCGTCTCTCGGACTTGCGCATCACGACCTCCACCGAAGGCGCACCGATCCCGCGCCTCTACGGGCGTGCACGCCTCGGCGGTCAGATGATCTGGGCCGACGCGATCCGCGAGCGCGTCGTCACGCGGCGCGCGGGCGGCAGCGGGAAGGGAGGCGGGGCGAGCGCCGCCGCGACCGAGACCACGGAGTATCGCTATTCGGCGACGTTCGCCGTCGCGCTCGCGGAAGGCGCGATCACCAGCATCGGCCGCGTCTGGGCCGACGGCGCGGAGATCGATCTCTCGCGCGTGACCCACCGCATCTATCCCGGGACGGAAACGCAGCTCCCCGATAGCGCCATCGTCGCCGCGGAAGGCGCGGGCGCCGCACCCGCCTATCGCGGCGTCGCCTACATCGTCTTCGACGACATGGCGCTGGCCGACTACGGCAACCGCATCCCGCAGCTTTCGTTCGAGGTGCACCGCGCCGTCGAGCCGTTCAGCGCCGAGATCAAGGGCGTCGTCCTGATTCCGGGATCGGGAGAGTTCGTCTACGCCACGAGCCCCGTGAGCAAGCTGCGCCGCGCCGGCGTGACCGAATCCGAGAACGTCCATACGCTGCAGGGCGGGACCGACTGGTCGGTGTCCATCGATCAGCTCCAGGCGACGTTGCCCGATGCGACATCCGTGTCGCTGATCGTGAGCTGGTTCGGCACCGACCTGCGCGCGAGCCACTGCGCGATCAAGCCCGGCGTCGAGACCGAGACCAAGACCACGACGCCGCAGACGTGGCGCGTCGCCGGCGTGACGCGCGCGGGCGCGCATCTCGTGAGCCTGAAGGATGGACGCCCGGCTTACGGCGGCACGCCGTCGGACGCGTCCGTTGTCGAGGCGATCAAGGATCTGAAGCAGCGCGGCTTGAGCGTCGTGCTGACGCCGTTCATCCTGATGGACGTGCCGGCGGACAACACGCTGCCCGATCCATACGGCGCGCCATCCCAGCCGCCCTATCCCTGGCGCGGGCGTATCACGTGCCATCCCGCGCCGGGGATCGAGGATAGCCCCGATCAGACCGCCACGGCGGCGAGCCAGATCGCGGCCTTCGTCGGCACGGCGGACGTCGGCGACTTCGCCGTCTCCGGCGACACCGTCGTCTATTCGGGACCGAACGAGTGGTCGTTCCGGCGCATGGTGCTGCACAACGCGCATCTGGCGAAAGCAGCCGGCGGCATCGATGCGTTTGTCATCGGCACCGAGCTGCGCGGCCTGACGTGGGTGCGCGACGGAGCAGCGAGCTATCCGTTCGTCGCCGCGCTGATCGCGCTCGCGGAGGACGTTAAGTCGGTTCTCCCAGCCGCGAAAGTGACCTACGCCGCAGACTGGTCCGAATACTTCGGCCACCAGCCGTCCGACGGCTCGGGCGACGTGCACTTCCATCTCGACCCGCTGTGGGCCTCCGACGCCATCGATGCCATCGGCATCGACTGCTACTGGCCGCTCGCCGACTGGCGCGACGGCACCGCGCATCTCGACTTCCTCGCCGGTGTACGCTCGATCTACGACGAGACGTACCTGCGCGCCAACGTGCAGGGCGGCGAAGGCTACGACTGGTACTATGCGAGCGAGGCCGACCGCACCGCGCAGATCCGCTCGCCCATCACCGACGGCCACGGCACGTCCTGGATCTACCGCTACAAGGACATCCGGTCCTGGTGGCTGAACGCCCACTACGACCGTCCCGGCGGTGTACCGGGCGACACGCCGACCGCGTGGATACCGCAGTCGAAACCGTTCTGGCTGATGGAGATCGGCTGCCCTGCCGTCGACAAGGGCGCCAACCAGCCGAACGTCTTCGTCGATCCGAAAAGCGCGGAGTCGGCGCTGCCCTATTTCTCGCGCGGCGTGCGCGACGACCTGATGCAGCGCCGCTATCTGAAGGCGCTGATCGAAACGTTCGATCCGGCAAGCGATGGCTACGTCGCGGGAACCAACCCTGTCTCGGCGCTGACGGGTGCGCCCATGGTCGATCTCGAGCGCATCCACGTCTATTGCTGGGACGCCCGCCCGTATCCGGCATTTCCCTACAACCTGGAGGTCTGGAGCGACGGCGAGAACTGGCGCTTCGGCCACTGGCTGAACGGCCGCTTCTCGGCCGCACCGCTCGCCGCGCTGGTCGAGGCCATATTCGACGACTACGGCATCGCGGGACACGATGCGAGCCGCCTGACCGGCCTCGTGCACGGCTACGTGATCGACCGCATGATGTCGCCGCGCGATGCCATCGAGCCGCTGGAGCTTGCGTTTTTCTTCGACAGCGTCGAGAGCGAGGGGCAGATCGTCTTCCGCCATCGCGGCGTCGATCCGCCGGTGCTGTCGCTGGTCGAGGACGATCTCGTCGAGGAGCGCGCGGGCGATCCGCTGCTGACGCTGACGCGAACGCAGGAGACCGACCTGCCGGCCTCCGCCAAGCTCGCCCACATCGCGGCCAGCGGCGACTATCGCCAGGCCGTCGCCGAGGCGCGCCGCTTGACGGGCGCGACTGGGCGGGTGGCCCGCGCGGAGCTGCCGGTCGTCATCGAGCACGATGCCGCGGCGCAGATGGCGGACGCCTGGCTTTACGAGACCTGGGCCGCCCGCGAGCGCGCGCTGTTCAAGCTGCCGCCGAGCACGCTCGCTGTCGAGCCCGGCGATGTCGTGACCGTCGACAAGGACGGCACCAGCCTGCTTATGCGTGTGACCGAGATTGGCGAGCGCGGGCTGCGCGAGATCGAAGCGCGAGGCATCGATCCGGAGGTGTACATCGCCGCGTCGAGCCAGCCGCGCGACATGGATGGCGGCGGATCGATCTTCGACGGCACGCCCTACGTCGAGTTCCTGGACCTTCCGCTGCTGCGCGGCGACGAGCCGCCGGAAGCGGGATATGTCGCCGCGTTCCAGCTGCCCTGGCCGGGGAGCGTTGCGGTCTTCGCCTCGCCCGAGGACGCGGGGTACGTCCTGCGCGCGACCGCCGGCGCGCCAGCCGTGATGGGTGTCACGGTCAATGCGCTGACTGCGGGCCCGGTCGCGGTCATCGACCGCGCGGCGCGCCTGCGCGTCGAGCTGTCGGCCGGCGAGCTGACATCGGTCACGCGCCTTCAGCTTCTCGCCGGCGCCAACGCCGCCGCCATCCGCAACGAGGAGGGCGGCTGGGAGGTGATCCAGTTCGAGACCGCAACACTCGTCGGCGAAAGCACCTACGAGCTTAGGAACCTTCTGCGTGGCCAGGGCGGAACGGAGCGCGAGATGCGCAGTGCCCTTCCGCCCGGCGCGCCATTCGTGCTGCTCGGCGGCGAGATCGCGCGCGTGAACCTGACGGCGGGCGAGATCGGATTGCCGCTGCTCTGGCGTTACGGCCCGGCCAATCGCGACCTTGCGGACCGCTCCTATGCCGCGGCCACGCACACGTTCGTCGGGCGTGGCTTCACACCGCTTTCGCCTGCGCATGTGCGCGCCACGCGCTCGGGCGGCGGCGACATCACGCTCGCCTGGAAACGGCGTACGCGCATCGGCGGCGACAACTGGGACACGGCCGAGGTGCCGCTCGCGGAGGATGTCGAGCGCTATGAGGTCGATATCCTGGATGGCACAGCCATCGTGCGCACGATCACGTCGGCGACGCCGGAGTGTCTCTATGACGAGGCCGATCAGATCGCGGACTTCGGCAGCACGCAGGGCAGTCTCGCCGTCGCCGTCTACCAGATGAGCGCCGCCTACGGCCGCGGCACACCGAAGTTCGCCGTCGTGTGAGCCAGCGGCCCCCTCACCCGGAAGCGATCTCATGATCGCGTGCGGGTGAGGGGGCGCGTCGGGGCAGATGACTCGCCGATGTCGCAACCCGCTCTTCACCCCCGCCACCTCCCCGTCGAGGGGAGGGTGAAACAGACTGCCGCCGAACGATCCAAAGCCATTGAGGGCCACATGGAAGACGCACCCTGGCTGGCGCAGGCCTGGCGCGAGCTCGGACAGGCCGAGCACGCCGGCACGCGCGAGAACCCGCGCATCGTCGCCATGTTTCGCGAGGTCGGCCATCCCGACGTGAAACGCGACGAGGTGGCATGGTGCGCGGCCTTCTGCGGCGCTTGCCTCGAACGCGCGGGCATCGCCTCCACGCGCTCGCTGCTCGCGCGCTCCTATCTGAAGTGGGGCGCATCGCTGATCGATCCGCGCGTCGGCGCCATCGCCGTGCTCTCGCGCGGGGCCGACCCCGGACAAGGCCACGTCGCCTTCTGGCTCGGTGAGACCGATGACGACGTCATCCTTCTCGGCGGCAACCAGACGAACGCCGTCTCGGTTCAGCGTTTCCCGAAGAGCCGGTTGCTGGCGCTGCGCTGGCCGGGCAGCGGTGTGGCCGATGCAGAGACGCGCATCGCCTTCGACCGCGCGTTCGACCACGTCCTCGAAATGGAGGGCGGCTTTACAGATGATCCACACGACCCCGGAGGCCCTACCAACCGCGGCATCACGCTCGCGGTGTTCGCGGCCTGGCGCAAGGTGACGCTGACCGCTGCCAATCGCGCGAGTCTGATCCGCGATCTCCGGGCCATCGACCGCGCAACCGTGCGCGAGATCTATCGCCGCCGCTATTGGGACAAAGCCCATTGTGCCGAGCTGTCGGCCGCACTGGCGCTCATGCAGTTCGACGCGGCCGTGAACCACGGCGTCGGCAACGCCATACGCTTTCTGCAGGAAGCCGTCGGCGCGGAGGTCGATGGCGAGATCGGCCCCCTGACGCGCGCCGCGATCGGCGCAGCCCCGCTTGAGGCGACACTCGCGACATACGCCGCGATCCGCAGGCGCCGCTATCGCGCGCTCCCGCACTTCTGGCGCTTCGGACGCGGCTGGCTGCGCCGCGTCGACACCACACTTGCGCGCGCCCGCGCGCTCGCAGCCGAAACCGCTTCCCTATCCCCCAAGCCTGAAGGAGACCCTGACATGACGACGACGACCGAGACCACCGGCAAATGGTGGGGACATTCCATGACCATCTGGGGCACCCTCGTGACCCTTCTCTCGACCGTGCTGCCCGCGCTCGCCCCCGTGACCGGCATCGATGTCGACGGCGAGCTGGTCCAGGACGCAGGATCGCAAGTGGTCGATGCGGTCCAGGCCGTGGGTGCCCTGATCGGCACTTTGATGACGATTGTCGGTCGCGTGCGGGCCTCCGCGCCGATCCAGAAGGCCCTGCTGAAGCCGAAAGGTTAA